AAAAATTTGGAGATATCCCTAAAAAGATGTAAATTTGCACCCGATTTGATGGTTCCGTAGCTCAGTTGGATTAGAGCAACAGCCTTCTAAGCTGTGGGTCCTGGGTTCGAACCCCAGCGGAATCACAAATTTGTAACTCGCTAATATACAACAATTTACGAAATCTAATCAAGTTAAATAAAAGCAGGAATAGGCTTAAAAACGGCATGGAGAATAATGGTTATTATGCGTTATTTTGGGCTATTCTGCGAGTAATATGCGAGTAATATGCGAGTAAAAACATATCAGGAGAAGAAGACAGGGAACGTATATCTCTCCGTAACATCAAACAAAAAACGCTTCTTGGTCTCCACAGGTCTCAATTCAGACAAGAAGTTCGAGGGCACCGACATACCCGGCTCTGCTGCCAAGCGTCATAGGCTGCGCCAAATCGTCAATGAGGTAGAGGATTACATCAACATGCATCCTGACGAGACTCAACGTCAACTCAAAAAACACCTGAAAAGCCTCATTTCGGGCTCTACAATGGACGATTATATATTAAGTGGCATAGTTGCCAAGTACGGGGAACTTAAGCCCACAGAGGGCACGAAAAGCATATATTTGCTAACTTCGCGGAGAATAGATGCCTATGACAAAGGCGTGACCTTGAACGAAGTCGATCATGAATGGCTTGACGGCTTCTACAAGCACGAAGCCAAGAAAGGTCGGATGGTAAATGGAATAGCCATCGACATGAGAAACATCCGGGCTGCATTCAACTGGGCAATAGATAACGAGCTTACAGACAGGTACCCATTCCGGAGATACAAAATAAAGCAGGAAGAGACGAGGAAACGTTGCCTCACAGATGAGCAGATCAGGTCTTTAAAGGAGCACCGTGGGCATACTTATCCGGATATATTTTTCCTTCTCACGTATCTAAGGGGCATTAACATGTCTGACCTGCTGATGGCAAAGAAAGGGCAGGTGAAGGATGGTAGATTGGAGTATAGGCGGAACAAGACAGGACAGTTCTTCAGCGTGAAGATTGAGCCGGAGGCACAGGCAATAATCGACAAGTATAAGGGCACCGATCACCTGCTATACGTGATGGACAGCAGCAATGACTACCACACATTCCTGCACAACTTTAACGTCCGAATCTGCAAGATAGTTCCCGGCATATCGTCGTACTGGTCTCGACATACCGTTGCCTCTATTGCCTCGCGGCTTGACATATCCGTAGACATCATTTCCAGGATGCTGGGGCATACGGACAATCTGCACAAGGTGACGAATATCTATATCAAGTTCGACGAGTCGAAGGTTGATGCCGCCATGCGTAAAGTAATAGACTACATAAATGCGCTTTAGTCGTTCCATTTAATTTCTTCCTTCTCTCTCGCGCGCGTTATTAATATCATCAATATATATATATATATTCTTATAAATAGGTATGTGTTCCAAAAAGTGTTCCAAAAAGTGTTCCAAGTAAAAATATTAAACACATATAACATATTGTAAATCAATTAGTTACAAAGATTTTGGGGTGTTCCAAAAAGTGTTCCAAAAAGTGTTCCAAGCCTGTTTTGGTAATCCTATTTGTGCGCTCGTAAAGCATTGAATATCAATTAGTTATGTTTTGTGTTGCAGTGTCCAATGGGTGTTCCAAGCCTGTTCCATTGCTTGCTTATAAAATTAAGTCTCGATTTATTTGCAATTCCAAAATGAAAACATTAACTTTGCATTATATATAAATCTTTGCTATGCTGGGAATTAGAGACGTAATTAACATTTACAAGGAGATGGCTTTTGACGGATACACGTTCAATACGCCTGAAGAGCAGGAAAACCTGTTCAATTCGATAGTGACTGCATGGCAATGGTCGAAAGAAAGGAGGAGCAAGCATGAGCAATGACAAGGAGTACCAGCATCTAATACATTCAGCAGCATGGATAAGACTAAGGAAATGGAAGTTGAAGGAACATCCACTTTGTGAGTTATGCGAGCAAGAAGGAAGAACCACATTGGCAACCGAAATCCATCACGTTACGCCAGTGGAATTCGCCGTGAACAAAGACCAGAAACAGGAACTCATGTACAACGCGGGCAACCTGATGTCTCTATGCCATCAATGCCATGTCAGGATCCACACCGAGATGGGAAGGAGTGGAGGAAAGAGGTTGAAACGGATGACTGAGGAGCGAATGAAAGAGTTCAAGGACAGGTATATGCGGGGCGACGTTATGAGCCAACCGGGGGAGTGATTTTTAAAATGGGGGTGGGTGCCCCTAAACCTCAACGCCACCTTTTTTCACGCGCGGGAAATTTTTCAGGCTGTGGGGGAATCGTAAATTTTTTGGTTTACTAATTAGACACGATAAAAGATGGATAGCATGTTCGACTTTGGCGGTTTCGGGGTTGGTTTCTCCCAGCAAGATGAGAAACAAAATGCTGAGGATTCTAAAATAGAGATCAACGCCGAGGACGTAATAAACGTAAAGAAGACAAGGCGTCGGACGAAGGAATGCACGGAACTGTCGCAAAAATATGAGTATCGCCGTGCGTTCTCTGAAGTCAGGATGCTGGAAGCAATGAAACATGTAAGGCTCGAGGATGGGCATACATACAACTTCATAACCGCAGGGGATGTAGATTCGCTTTCGTACTTGAAAGTAGTAATCAACCAACATGACCTTGATTATGTGCTATGTTCAACATGGTGCATGGCAGCCGAGGACATCATGCAGCTTACGGAATGGTATGACGAAGGGAGGATTCGGAAAATAGACATGTACTTAGGCGAGAATTTCCCGGGGTCATATCGGATAGAATGGAAAATGGTGAAGAACTTCTATGCAAGGCATCCGGAAGCTGGTCGTGCAGCCGTTTTCAGGAACCATTCTAAAATTTATGCAGGATGCAACGAGAAGGACGGATTCTATTTCGGGATCCAAACCTCAGCCAACATAAATACGAACCCAAGGACAGAACAGGGATGCATAACGATAGACAAGGGCTTGTATGAGTTCTATAAAGATTATTTTGACGGGATTATAAGTTTTGAGAAAGATGGAAGAGAAGAAAAGGCGGCTGATTGAGGCGTTGAACAAGACGCATGGCTTGATAACCCTTGCTTGCAAGAATGCAGGGGTAACGAGGCAGACGTATTATAACTGGCTTAATTCTGACGATGAATTCAAGGAGGAAGCTCTTGAAATCGAAGAGATGCAAAAGGATTTCGTAGAATCGAAGCTTCTTGAGAATATTAACGCTAATGATCCGACATCAATCATCTTCTATCTTAAGACAAAGGCGCGCGAAAGAGGTTATGGGGCGCAGCCTGCCAAGAACCTTACAAGCCAGAAGCAGTTGGAAAACAAGGCAGCTGAGCAAGAATTCCTGAAGAAGGTGAATTCAAAGAAGAACTGGATTATCAAAGTGCTTAAAGACCAAAACAAATATACACCTGAATTGTCAACGCAAGCTAAGCTGACCGCAACGCTAATGGTTAAGGTAGAGATGCTGTCCGATCAGATCGCAGTAGAGGGCAGCGTTAACGTAGAGGTATCACGCGAAGGCAATGAAAGGCAATCGGTTTCGGCAAAAGAAAGGCTTTTTATGGCTTATAGCAAGCAATTGCAATATGCCCTACGCGCTCTTGGGATGAACACGGACTCCCATGCCCAGATAGGCAATGAGGATAGCGGCATTGACGAATTCATCACAGCCCTTAATGACAGCGTTGAATGACAGAGGAAGAGATAAGGCGATGGAAGGACTACAAGGCAGGTGTCGTTGAGAAAGTAAACAGGCACCCGATAAGCTGGTATAAGAATAAATACCAGCCCAAAATATCATTTGACCCACGGATATGGAACTACTGCGCCAAGGTAATCGGGAATATGGATGAACATAACCTGTATGAAATCCTTGGGGTCATGCGCTTCTTTAGGTTCCTGGAGCAATATAAGTTCAAGCCAAAAGAAGTCAAAAGGTTCTATAAATTCTATGAGGCTATTAAGTTCAGCGGCATTACAGGGCGTAGGAGATACAGGCTTACGCCCGTACAATGTTTTATGTTCGCCAACATATATGGATTTTATGACGATGTAGAGGTTCAGAAAAAAGCAATCGGGAAGTCAGGAGCTGAGGAAATTTTTACAGAGATCGAGGAAAGGAGGCTAACACGCGATGCCTATATTTTCGTCCCAAGGAAGTTCAGCAAGACCACGCAAACGGCTGCGATGGCTATATATGACCTCATATGCGGGGACGAAAATTCCCATGCCTATATCGGGGCCAACTCGTACAACCAAGCAAAAATTTGCTTTGATGAGATCCGCAAAATATTATGGGGGATAGATTCCAGCGGAAAGCACTTCAGGATAAACCGGGAGAAAATCACGTATCAGAACCATAACAAGGATGGGAGCATAGAATGCCTAAGTGGTGACGCGAAGAACAAGGACGGCTTGAATGCATCTCTTGTTATCATGGATGAGTACGCGCAAGCAAGGGATACGGCAACGAAGAAAGGCTCCGACCTTAAGGGGACGCTTACGTCGTCATTCGGGGCAAGAAAGAACCCGTTGACGGTAGTTATCACCACCGCATCGGACGTAATAGACGGCCCATTTCATAATGAGCTGGACGGAGTGTTAAAGGTCTTGCGCGGGGAGATTTCAAACGACTCGATTTTCGCTTCCATCTTCATGCCGGATGCTGGCGACACAGAAGATGACCCAAGGACGTGGGCTAAAGTACAGCCGCATATTGGGGTAACAGTACAGTCTGACTTTTACAAACATGAGTGGGAGCGTGCGCAGTTGTCAGCCGATGACATGCTTACTTTCAGGACAAAACTTTTAAACGTATTCGCAATAAACGAGGAAAAGGCTTGGTTCACTTATGACAAGGCATCCTCATTAGTCCGGAACTTCGATATAGAGAATCTTGGCAGAAGACAGGAGACAGCAGTTGCGTTTGACCTGAGTATCCATGACGATTTCTCCGCAGTATCATACACCACGTACAACCACCCGGATGGAGTGTTCTACTGCCATACAGACTATTATTTCCCAGAGGGATCATTAAAAGGTCACCCCAACGCCGAGCTATACAGGCGTTGGCATGATGCAGGGTACCTTAAATACTGCAAGGGAGACAAGATAGACGTTAGTCAGGTAGCCGAAGATATAATAGCAAGGGCTAAGAACATGATGATTATCAGGATAGGGTATGACGCTTGGAAAGCGCAGGAACTTGTCAATATCCTCCGTACCGTAGGATTCCGCGCTGCGCTGATGCCGTTCTCGCAGACATATGGCACATTCAACCTCCCTGTAGAGCAGATGGAGCTGCTTGCATATAATAACCCGCCAAAAATAGTAATGAACAATAACCCGATTAACGTATTTTGCCTCACCAACTGCGTGATTGACGAGGGAATAAACGAGAACAAGAAACCCATAAAAGCATCGCATAACAGGAAGATTGACGGCACTATTACCATGCTGATGACGATCGGTCAACTTACATCGTACCGCCGTTAAGGTGTCTAAATATCCCAAAATTAACATATTAACATTATTTAATCAAAAAATTAACTATTTTCTCTCATTTTTCTTGTTCAAAGACTTTTTTATTTATATATTTGCAAATATAGTGTAAAAGATTATACATTCAGGATAACGCTTTTTTGCATGAGTAAGAATAGGAGCATATTTTCAATACTTTTCAGCCGGGATTCAAGCTCGACTGATGGGGGTGCCTCGCTTGCAAGACTCGGCAAGATAGAGTCCATATATGACATGTCGAACAATGGAGCGATGCAGATAGCGACCGTTTATCGTTGTGTCCGACTGCTTTCAGACTCTGTTGCCAGCCTTCCCATGCGGTTGATGAAGCTAAAGGACGGTGTCTTCGTAGACGATTATAACAATCCCCTATACTACCTGCTTACTGTGCAGCCAATGCCGGGTAAGTCAGCCTTCGATTTTTGGGCTGAGCTTGTTCAGCAGATCCTTCTTAGAGGCAATGCTTATGTCGTGCCGGTGTACGACCCTGCAAGCCTCTCCATCGACAAGCTTGTGCTTATCAGACCGGGGAAGTGTACCGTCGACACGACGGGCACTCTGTATCACATATCCGACAACGAAAACGGAATCATGGGAGACTACCCCGAGACGGAGGTACTACATTTCATGAACACGTCTTTGAACGGCATAACCGGGCTGTCTGTGCTCGACTTTGCCAGAACGACCCTCAACATCGCGGATTCCGGGGACAAGGAAACGCTGTCGAGATTCAGGAACGGCGGAAACGTCCGAGGCATTATATATAACGACAACTCCATCGTCGGGGTTGGCGAGTACCAAGACGCAGAGCTGGGCAAGCAGGCAAGGACGCTTGACGAAAAGCTTAATGGCATCAACGGAGAAGGTCAGCAGCACATTGTCGCGATGAACGGAGACGTGAAATTTACACAGCTCTCCATGACCTCTGCCGACATGCAGTTCTTAGAGTCTCGGAAATTCACGGTTAGAGACATCTGCCGATTTTTCGGGGTGCACCCATCTTTTGTGTTTGATGACACGTCAAACAACTACAAGTCAGCCGAGATGGCGAACGTGGCATTCCTTTCACAAACACTCAACCCGCTATTACGGAAAATCGAGAACGAGTGCCTGAGGAAGCTTGTGTCTGCTTCCATGGCGATTAAGCGTAAGTTCGAGTTTGACCGAAGGGCTATCTATGCCGCTGACCTTGCATCCAGGGTTGACTATCAAATGAAGACGATACAAACCGGTCTGTATACCGTTAACGAATGGCGGAGGGAGGAAAACAAACCAGCCGTGGAAGGTGGGGACATGGTATTCGTTTCTGCCAACTTGAAGTCCATTGACGACCCAACCAGCGTAATGAGCTTTGTGCAGCCGAACGATAACAGTAATAACAATAAGAAAGGCAAGGAAGAATGAAAAGGACAATCTATACTCCAGGCAGCGTGCAAGTACGTGAGACAGCAGACGGAACGCCCAGCCGAACGATAACAGGATATGCTATAGTTTTCAACCAGCAGTCCGAGCCGTTTTATGATGACGATATAGAGCAGATCCGTGAGGTGATCGCGCCTGAAAGCGTGACCCTTGACCTGCTTAACCGCTCCGATATTCTCATGACGTTGTTTCATGACAACAAGGAGATACTTGGACGGTCGAAAAATGGCGAGGGGACGCTGAAGTACGGCATCGACGATAATGGAGTGAAATTTGAGTTCGAGGCACCCAACACCATAGACGGAGAGCGCGCGCTGGAACTTGTCAAGCGTGGCGATATACAGGGATGTTCCTTCGCTTTCACTGCAGATTATCTGGACAGGAATGTAGTCAGCAAAGAAAGCGTAAAGAGGGATAACAAGCTATACACGACATACACTGTGCGCCATATGGATGGCATCTTTGATTTCACGCTTACCCCGCGTCCTGCATACGGTCAGACAACCGTGGAGGCTCGAGACATCGTTAAGTCCATCCGTGAGAAACGGCAGCAGGAGGAAGAAAAGAAGCGTGAGCATGATAAGCTTGTCGAGAAGCAAGTGGCAGAAATGCGGTCACAAATTATTAAAAAGAAAAATATTTATTAACTTCAAAAATTAAGAATATGCGTAAAGACATTTTGCAAGTTGGTCAGCTCATCCGGGAAATCGGGGAGATTGACGATCAGATCCAGAGCATGGCTGATACGATCCAGAAAGAAAACCGTACTCGGAACGAGCAAGAAGAGGCTGAATACAGAAGCCTGCAAGCTAAGAAACAAAACCTTGAAATGCGCGTGAACCTTGCTTACAGTGCGAGCAAGCGCGATAGTAACAAGGATAACATCGAGGACGCTACCAAGATGCTTCGCGACAACATCAATGCGGGTCGCAAGACAGAACTCCGACTTATGAGCCGAGACCTGATGATGGTATCCGATGTCACGGCAGGTGGATTCATCCCCGTTAACGTGCAGGACTTCATCGAGCCCCTTAATGAGGGCTTTATCCTCGACAAAGTAGGTCTCACAATGCCAACAGGACTGGCAGGGGATTATGTGTGGCCAGTTTATGAGATGGTTGATGCTCAAATTGCAGGCGAGGGCGTCGCGCTTACCGATACAAAGATACCATTCTCCAAGTTGCAGGCTCAGCCAGAGCGTATCGGTATCGCAGTGCCATGTACGTATCAGTCTCTCAATCAGACAAACGGTATCCTCGAGACAATTGTTCGTAAGATTATGCCGCTTTCCATCCGTCAGCTTCTCAACAAGATCCTGTTCTCAGTCGTGAAAGTAAATGGCGCGACGAATCTTGTTGGCCCTTATGTAGGTCTTACGGACTCTGCTGTTGCGCTTTCTGCGACTCCTACCTTTGCTGAGCTTAACAAGTCAATGAAGGCTGCAGTGTTGGAAACCGGGATTGACGGAGACCACCTCTGTTGGATAATGACTAAGTCAATGAAGGCTGTTTTGGAAGGCGAGCCCATCAACTCAAAGGGAATTTACATCCCGATGATCCAGAACAACACGCTATGCGGTCTGCCCGTATACACTACCAACTGCATCCGTAATGCAGGCACCGAGTATATCGGGATTGGCGACTGGCGTTACCAGCCGATGGGTCTGTTTGGCTCCATCCGCTTCATCGTTGACCCGTATTCGCAGGCTCGGAAGGATTCCGTGGACTTCGTGCTCAACTGCGACTACGGTACCAAGACTTTGCGCCCTGAGGCATTCAAGCTGGGCAAGGTGACGACCGCATAAAGTGAAATGGCATGGCTGAGGTATCATTGGCATTACTGAAAAAGGAGTTGAGGCTGCAGTCTGGCTTTACCGACCATGACGAGATATTGACGCTCGACTTGCAAGCGGCAGAGGATGCGATTGTTAAATGGTGCAACCGCGACTTGGATGAGCTGAAGACAATTGGGGGAGGCGAATTCCCCGCGCAATTGAAAAAAGCGGAGATAGCCCTTGCAAAGCACATGTATACGCATGACATTGTTGCAGACGAACGTTCCCTAAATGTTACGCCTTATGGTATCTCGGCACTTGTGAAACCTTTTGTAAAGCTCGTGGAAGATGAGGAGTGAGTCGCTTGACAAGATAGTTGATATTATAAAGCCAACGGTCGAGACAAACGAATACGGCGAGGAAAAGACGGTATACGGCAAGGCTGATACCGTCTATGCCTCCCGTGTAAAGATTTCCGGACGGAGGGCAGAGGTAATCGGGGAGCATTTCCCCCAGTATTCCGCGGCGTATGATGTTTGGATCAATACGGACGTAGAAGAAAACTGGAGATTGCAGGAGCATGGAGGCATGCTCTATACGATTACCAATATAATTCCTAACGAGGACAGGGACTTGAAAACGTTAATTTGCGAAAGGGTAAACGAGTGATGGACATGAAATACGATGACAGCGAGCTGCGTAATCTCTTTGCCGACATGACGCCGTCGAAGAGAAGGCAGGCTCTCAGGAGCGCATTCCTGAGAGAGGCTAAGAACGTAAGGAAAACGGCGATCGGATACCTAAGGCAAGCCCCCAAGAAGGGAGGCACGGTGAAGGTGACGAAAGAGATGGAAAAGGCTGTGAAAGCGAAAGCCTGGAAGAAAGGAGCCGGATTCTCTGTCACTCTCTTGGGCGGTGGCAAGCGTTACAAGTCGAAGAACGTTATCGGAAAGCCTGTCGACATCTGGGTTAATGGAGGAACGAAGGTAAGGAAAACGAAGACCCAGACAAAGAATTTCAAGCGACAAAGGAGAGGGCACAGCACAGGATCGATCATGGCAGCGCATTTCATGGAAAAAACGAAGCAGGAATCTGACAACAAAGTAGCGGAAAACCTGCATGATGAGATCAAGAAAAAATTTACTCAAATCGCGAGGAAACATGGAAAATAAGACATCACTCTCAGCCGGAATCGTAGTCAGGGAGCTGCTTAAGGGGATTACGGATAAGGTTTATCCTATCGTAGCCAGCAACTCCATCCTGCCGTACATAAGCTATAGGAGGCGGAGCATGGAGACTATGCAAACTAAAAGCCATCCCTCAGATATGGTACAGATAGAAGTGAGCGTCTTTACGGAGACATACGAGGAGAGTATCACTTTAGCCGAGAAAGTAAGGGAAAGGCTTGAGTACAACCAGAAAACCGTTGATGGGATGCGGATGCGTTCCTGCATCCTTGTCGACGCTGAGGAAGGCTGGGAGTCTGACGCTTATTACCAGACATTGATTTTCGAAATAAAAATTTAAAAAGCAAACAATATGAGTGGATACGTAAACGGAAGCGACATGCTTCTTTATATCAACGAAAAGGCAATGGGGCACTGCACGACACATACTACAACGATGTCGGCAGACACGAAGGAGCACACCGTGAAGCCTGAGGCATCTAAGGCGAAATCTTCATCTGTTTGGAAGGGGAAGACCGTAACTGCCAAGTCAATAACCATCAGCGGGGAAGGCGAGATTTATGACGGCGAGACCGAAGCAGGATACAAGGTACTGCTTGCGGCTTACAAAGCCGGGGAGTCAATAACCGTTAAGTGCATGGAACGTAGCAGCACCAAGCCTTATCTATCCGGAAAGTTCGTTATCACGAGCCTTGAACGTACAGATCCTGCGCAGGATGACTCTACATACAGCGTAGACCTGGAAAATGATGGCGAGCCAGATACGCTCGACGATACAGTTTTCACGAATGACGACACCGAAGCAGCCGGATAAGCGTATGGCAAAGACATTAACATTGAATCACATTACATACAAGGGGCGTGACATCCCATGCAGGCAGACGATGGGTGCCATGCTGAGATTCAAGGAGGCAACAGGTCGTGAAGCTTCGGAGATGGACGAGACTTCAATGACAGATATAATGACATTCCTCTTTTGCTGCGTGCAGTCAGCTTGCAACGCTGACAAGATCGAGTTCAGCGACACGCTGATGGACTTTGCCGACAACATTGAGCCTGCTCAGCTTACGGAATGGTTTAATGAACAGGCAAAGGAAACAGCGGCACGGGTACCATCTGGTCCTCCCGCTTCTAAAAAAAAATAGAAGAGATATTAGGGTATGCTATAGGTTGCGTCGGGATGACGTTGGAAGATTTCATGAGATGCACTCCAACTGAAATCGACGCAATTTTTAATGCTTACAGGCAAAAGGCAGAGGACGAGTATAAGGATAGGTGGGAAATGATGCGAAAGGCTGTCACGATCAGCATACAACCGCACGTGAAGAAAAAGGTTAACGAGAAACAGGTTCTCACGTTCCCTTGGGACAATAAACTCATCCGTAGTAGCAGCCGGGATTCCAGAAAACTGACAAAGGAAGAGAAACACGAGAGATTTGAGCACCTGAAAGAAATACTCAAGGATAATAAAAATGGCTAAATCTGTTATAACATTATCATACAAGCTTGAGGGCGATGCCGCGTCATTTAAGACGCTGACACAGAACGCCGACGGTCTTAAAAAGGCGATGGACGCAACTGTGCAGGCTGCCAAGCCGCTTAATGGTCGGCTGATCAATTTCGGGGCTATTACTGCCGGGTTCCAGAACTGTTTCAACGCCTTTAGCCAGCTGCATGATGTCATGGAGGGCTTTGCCAATGACTATGCCGTTCAGGAAACGAACGAGAGGAAGTTGGAAACGGTCATGAGGCAAAGAATGGGCGCGACAGACCAAGAGATCCAGTCTGTTAAGGATTTAGCTTCAGCGCAACAGCGACAGGGCATCATTGGAGACGAGGTACAGCTTGCAGGCATACAACAAGTAGCTACCTTCTTGAAACAGAAATCCTCTATTGACACGCTTTTGCCGGCAATGAACAATCTCATCGCGCAACAAAAAGGGCTGGGGGCATCTGCAGGGGATGCAGTCACTATAGGTAACCTGCTCGGCAAGGCTATGCAGGGCAATGTCGGTGCCCTGCAAAGGGTAGGCATCACGTTCTCGCAGGCGCAGGCAAATGTCCTTAAATACGGAGATGAGTCCGAGCGCGCAGCCGTCCTTGCGCAAGTAATAACGGATAATGTCGGGCAAATGAACCAACAGCTCGCGCAAACCGAATCGGGTAAGGAAAAGCAGCTTGCCAACACGATTGGAGATATTAAGGAGCAGATTGGCGCAGCGATTATTCCATTCAAATCATTCATCGAGATCGGGGCTCAGGTTGGCATGATCGCCATGTCGTTCGGGACATTGGCAGGAGGGATAAATACCGTAGCGACGAGCGTCTTTACGGGGGCGAAAGCTGTAGCCTTGTTTACGGCAAACATCATTAAGAACAAAGTCGCCGCGATTGCAGCAGCTGCAGCCCAAAAAGTAGTTGCAGCTGCCACAACTCTATGGCAGGGCGCGCAAATGATGCTTAACATGGTACTTAACGCCAACCCTATTGGCGTAGTAATAATGGGAATAACGGCTCTCGTGAGCGCGGTTATCCTTGCATACCAAAACTGCGAGAGCTTCCGGGAGGTTTGCAACAAATTATGGCAGATAGTCAAACCGCTTGGACAAGCTCTTATGAATGTGCTTGCAAAAGCCCTCAGTTGGGTGGTTGACAAGGCAAAGGCAGCTTGGACGTGGCTAAAGAAATTGCTTGGGCTTGGCGGGAAGAAAGCCGATGTGACCGTGAGCGTAAAGGTGCCGAAGCAGGCGAAAGACCCTACAAAGGCGATCCTTGACAAATACAAGAACTATGTCCCATCTCCCAAGGCAAAGAAGGTAACGGCACAAAGCGCAAGGTCTAAGGTTCGCGTCGCTACATATAACGCGAACGCGAAGGACTTGCAAGGTTATGAAGACAACATAGACGCGCTGACTAAAAAGCTAAATCACGCCAGCGTTGCGGAAGCATCAGAGATCAACAAGTCGATCGAGATGTGGCAGAAAAAAGCTGACGCGGTGAGAAATGCCGGGAAGGAGATTCCGGACGATACTCCGAAGTATAAGGAGGAAGCCGACACCATTAAGGATATACAAGCGAATATCGACATACTCAACCAAAAACTGGAGACTGCCACGGCAGATGAGGCGGCAGGGCTGAACAAGACCATAGACCTGTGGCAAAAGAAGGAGGAAACGATCAAGAACGCCGGCAGGGAACAACAGGGCCCGACGTTCAACGCGGGTGCTTCCACGCTGAATGACATTGAGGGCAACGTGGAGTATTACCAGAACCAGCTAAGCAATGCCACAATAGAGGAAGCGGCAGACATAAACCAAAACATAAAGTTATGGCAAGCCAAGGCTGATGCCATCAGGAACGCAGGAGAGGAAGCGGAAAACGAAAATGGTAAAATAAACAAAGCCCTTGGAGAATCGTGGAACGGCGTCAGGTCACTTACTTCTGGCATAGAAGGCATCGGGGAGGCTGCGGAAGGCAGCGGCAACGCATGGGATAAGTTTACAAGGATAGTGGATTCAGGCATCCAGATTTTCGGAGCCATCCAGTCAGTGATCGCGATTATACAGGCAGTAGGCATAGCGACAAAGGCAACCACCAAAGCCACGACGGCACAGACAGCCGCCGAGATCGCTAATACTACAGCCAAGACAGCCGTAGCGGCATCATCGACGGCGCAAGTTACTGCGGCAGTGCCGGAAATAGCGGCGAACAAGGCTCTTACGCAATCTTTCGTGGAGCTTGCCGCATCTATGTACATGGCTGCGCATGCGTCTATCCCGTTTGTTGGCTTCGCGATCGGTTCTGGGTTTTCTGCAGCTGCCGTGGCAGAGGTACAAGCGATTGGGGCAATGCCGTTTGCCGAGGGAGGTATCGTGAGCGGCCCGACTTACTCTCTTGTAGGAGAATACCCGGGAGCGAAAAACAATCCGGAAGTTATCGCGCCACTTGACAAGCTGAGATCGCTTATGCCAAGCGCGGGAAATGGCGTGAACATCAACATGAGGGTTAGGGGGCGAGACCTCGTTAGCGTGGCATCGAACGAAACGAGGATAACGTCAAAATCAGGAAGGAGGACGAACATAAAGCCATGAAATTAAGCGGGGAATATTATAACAGATTAGGGCAGCTTATATCAGTCTCGCTGACAAATGGAGACGAAACCGACACGGAGGCTTTTGGAAACGAGGACTTCGGCTTAGCTGAAGACCCTATTGAGATAGAGACATCCGTTAATGACACCTTTGACGTTATCGTGAAAAGCTCTGCCACCATCACCATCGTTACTCGTAAATTCACACAAGATTTCTTCGCGAAAAACGCGAGGGACGTGACAGCGACAGTACAACGTGACGGTGAGGTGATATTCTCCGGATATGTTGAGCCGATGTCGCTTTCACAAGACTTCATAAATGTATATGACGACATGGATCTTAACTGTGTCGATTATCTCTCAACACTTGAAAATTACAACTATAAGGGAGTTGGGACGACAACATCATACGACGCCGCAAAGGCTTCAGCAAGCCAGCGGACATTTGCGGACATAATGAAGGAGATCCTTGGCTCGGAAAACGTCTATTATGACCAGTCCAAAACATATTCTACGAAGGCGAAAAGCGCGGAAATATTCACGAAGACGTCGATTTCTGACCTTTTGTTCTTAGGAGACAGCGAGGATGACGTATGGACGCAAGAAGAAACATTAGAGGCTATATTGAAGTACTTCGACCTGCATATTGTCCAGATAGGCACGGATTTCTTTATTTTCTCATGGGCGACGGTGAAGGCTGACAGCGATACAATAGATTTCGTGAACGTCTTCAGCGGAGAGAAAAAGGCTGTAGGCAGAAAGGTTATTCCCATAACCCCGGACGTAAGCGCAAGCGATGATGCGTCTATCTCGATGGGCGACATTTATAACCAGATAAAGGTAAAATGTGACTTGGAGGCAATTGAAGACGTGATAGAGCCGCCACTTGAAGAAGAGTCTTTGAAGTCCCCATATCCAGGCAAGCAATTGTACATGCGTGAATATTGGTCTGACGGTGAAGGACAGAAGGCGATCGATGCTTTCTCTGACTTAATGTGCGGAGTGCAGAATGACTACGAGCAAGCAGGCACGACGGACTGGTATCTGCAAGTTAAGAGCAATCAGAAATGGGCTTTTGGATATGCCGGGAATGACATCATATCCCAAATGTGCAGCGACGGGCAGAATCAGCAGGCTGTACCCAATTGGATGTCGAAAAATATCGGGGCTGCCATTGTTAGCTTAGGAAGCGTGAAAAAACAGCTCTCGAAGAATGACAACTCGCCAACCGCAAAGGTTGATATGACGGACTATCTTGTAATATCAATTAACGGTAATGGCAAGGATGAAGCAACAGAGACAGACACGACATCATATCCGGCAGAGAACGACATTAAGGCAGCCATACCGGTCGCAACGTATAACGGGAATGTTTCTGGGGGAAACTTCTCTCCAGCAGACGAGAAAACGACAAATTACATTGTCATAAGCGGCAGCGTGGTACTGAACCCCATAATGGGCATGACTGCCGATTATAAATCCTTAAAAGGGACAGGGCGAACGGACATGAAAATGAAATACTGGCATAAAACCGTCCCATCAAGGAACAACGATGACGGAAGGTATTATACGCAGGAGTATTTCAAGGCGGAAAAACCTACGTACACAGCCGTTGAGGATACGGATATAACGCAGGGCCTTGTCCCGTTTACAGACGATGCCGAGCAATTGTATGAGTTTAAGTATTCCGCAATTGGTGACAGCTCAGATACGATCTCGAAAGTCGCGGTATTGCAATGTATGTTGATAATCGGCGACAAGTGCGTGGTTGAGACAGGCACACAGGGGCAGGTGACGGACTTTGCGTGGAAGACATACAAGGAACGGTCAGAATGCGCGTCTGATGATGAGTATTACCAGCAGTCGTTCACGGTTGGCTTCAACCCCAAAATAGGCGACAAGCTCATAGGCACGGAATTCTCCATCCAAAACAATGTTGACTACACCCTTGGACTCGACGAAGAGGGGACGGCTATCCCGATAAAGATGAGTGACCACATATCCGGGAAGGTGAAATTTATAATTCTTGGTCCGGTCAATATGCGCTGGTCGAATATCACGCGCCGCCATCCTTCTTTCTGGCGACATACCAAATGGACAGATGGCAGCGTGCTGCTGCTTGCCCACACTTCGTCCATAATGCTAAAGGAGTTCGAGATAAAGGTAACGTCTGATAATGGTGGCAATACCAACGGAGAAGATAACGACATTGTATATGTATCAGACACAGACGAAGAATTTGTCAATAAACAGGAACAGGAATTCAAGATAAATTCAGCCCTGACTACAGAGGAATGCGAGCAGCTGGGGGCTAAGAGCCAAGTTAGCCTGTCGACTCCAATATCAACCGAAACAAGAAACGGGATACTGTCTCTCACGGATCTGGTAAGGAAGGAGACTGCCAAACCAGAGCAGCTTTATGTCGATGCATATTACCAAGAATGGAACGAACCACGCGCAGAACTGGAAATGAGCGTTGTAGACAAGGAAATTTCCTTCTTCGACAAATACCGGCATCCGGCTTTGACTGGGAAAGAGTTTTACACGACATCCGTAACGCGACACGTAAATGACGGAGAAGCGGAAATTAAAATAAGGGAAAGAGATGATTGACGTAAGGTTATATAAGACAGCGAAGAAAGACAGCAGTTCACGGTCTGTTGTCAGCTCAACCGTTGTAAACGTGCAGAAATCAGCCGAGGCGTTGAAAGCCGGATATGCCACGAAAGCAGGGAAAGCGGATACGGCGGATACTGCCAACTATGCCAATAAAGCGGGGCAGGCTTCGCGTGCTAACTATGCGGACAAGGCAGGGGAGATTGATGAAAGTTCCGAGGCTTTAACCAAGTTCCTCCGCAAGGACAAGGACGATTCGACTCCCTTCAAGCTCGGCATGGGCGAGGCAGAGGTGAAGGGAGACCTGACGGTTGGCGGTCATGTGGCAACTGACGACATCCATTCTTCTGACTCAGATGGCAATACGGCGATGACGGGAAGGGGCTGGACGCTAAAAAACGTGAAGGATGCTTCGGGCTCTTATTCCGTGCTGGCGGTTGACAATATCGTGGTGCGGAAAAAGATAGAGGCAGCGGAACTGGAGATACATAAGAAGATTTATGTCGGGGCACAGATGATCGCATCCGATTGGGGACACAAGGTCATCAAGGTAGAACCCATCTATGCGGATTTCGCGAACCATACCTATTCTCCTGTTGGGCTGACACTGTTTACCCTCCCCGTTAATGTCAATGGCGCTGTGAAGTACGTGACTTTCGTCGGTAAGGCTCTTTCGGACACGGAGACGCGTGTTGAGCTGCTTGGGGATGACAAGGGTATACTCAACAGGGAGCTGGAGACTTCCGCCAACGCCTTTAAGGTATATTTTTGCGAGAGTGACGGCACGGCTGCCATTAAGGATGATCTTGTTGTTGGTTCCATGGCGCAGGTGCAGGAGTTCAATGTAAAATCCCGTGTCACGCATAATTTTACAAACTCGTACTACTGGGGCGTGTGCGTCGCGCATGGCGTGGAGGAGAACGTTATGATAGGCGGAAAGGCTACGTCATGTATTTATGGCGTGTTCGCGCATACAACTGACATGATCTCTCTGACCTCTGAGGCGAACGGAAAGGCATTTTCCTGTTATGGCATGGAGCAGGCAGGATGTACTTTCCCGGTTGTCGGTGACGACATGGTGGGGTTCGGGTGCGCTGACCCTTACCAAGACAGCGACCGTGGCAACGCTATTGTAATTGCGAGCAAGGACGGGGAGAATAGTGCCCCGTCGGTGATCGGGTATAGCGGTATAGGAAGGAAAAGGGCTGGAAAGGAGCGCGAGGTTACGGAGGATCCCATGCCGGACTACGCGAATATCGGGGAGCAATATTCCTTGCCTTCTGCGAAAGATGACAGCAGGCTGGACTTCCGGCTGAGCAAGAAGGCGGGCAACGTGTTCAAGGGCGATATTTATTTCCGCGGAAAGGACGGGAACCTGCAACCCGTGTCTGACACTGTTACCTATACATTAGCGTTATCGCGTACCGTAGTGGCAGCTGGACAGTCGGTTGACGTAGAAGTGTATCAAATTAGTGCCAAGGACATGAAGGCTTTGACAACGGATGAAATCAAGAGTCTTGGCTTGTCCCTCGTCCTTGACTTCGGGGGAGCTGCTGACAGCAAAAGTTTGCCTCTTTGGTCGAATACAACGCTAACCTATAACACCATCCACCCCGTCAGCGGCATGCAGTCGGTAGGTCTGTCGCTTATGAAGGAAAAAGTACTGCTTGCGACGGCAAGCCTGTCCTTTATAAAGGAAACCGAACAAACGAAGGTCGTGCGCCTGATACCCGTCGGAGAATGGGCAGTAGTGGATTTCAGCATAGTCGAGTCTGACCTTGACTCCCGCTACGGAGGGGATACGGAAAGGAATACAAGCGTGTTTACAAATACGCTGAACGTGTCCTTGTCTTATAACCTGCTTATACAGACAGGTAACGGAGCTCCGGATCGATACACATCACTCCCGGAAGAGTATGATATCACTGTTAAGATTTTGTACCCGAACGGCGTGGAGAAGCTGAGCGAGAATAAGACAGGATCACATTTCTCAAGGAGCAAGCTTGTATTCAACTACTCGGACAAATGGGAAGACCTGTATAATGTCTCTGCTTACATATACGTGATCCTTACCGACTCGCAGAATGGTCTAACGGTATATGACAAACGATGCATACCCGTAAAGCTCAACAACAGTGGCGTGTTCCGGGCGAACGAAAAGATGTTGAGCTACATATACTACGGCACAGATGGCAAGTCGGGGATGAGCTTCACGAACAAGCGCGTGACGACCATGGAAGGCAACTATAGCGAGCTGAGCAGCTGGAAGGATACAGCAGATGGTAAGATCTCTCAGAACACGACGAAGATCTCGGAGACCGCGGAAGGCTTGCAAACAGAGGTAAGCAAACGGGAGGAGTCGGAAAAAGGCATAAAGGAAAATGTCAGCAAGATAGAGCAAAAGGCAGATGACATAAGCGCAAGCATTACGAACGGACTGAAAAGCGTCGGCTTTGACATGAGCGGAAGCGACTGGTCTGTGCGGATGTGGGGCGATAAATACATCTGGTATGCAACGGAAGATGACGCGAACAATAATACGAACCCCGTAATGTGGTTGGATACGACTACCAAAATTTTACACATCAAGGGGCACGTAGAGGCTTTGTCTGGAAATATCGGGGGATTGGAGCTTAACGGAAAAGAGGTAAGTCAATTCTCGACAAGTCCTGGCACACAGGAAGAGATACGATCTGCCATGTCTCCACATTCGTTGCAGTTCTATATCAGTCATAGCGATGGAAGGTGGAGCATCGTGACCCCTGTGTCATGGACGTTGCAAGGCTATAGTGGCAGCTTCCCCGGCAATGGTCTTTCCAGCATCACGATGAAAGGATACGGGGACTATATACCCGCGTATAGCGCAGAGATTAAAGACGCAAACACGCCGAAAGAATACAGGACGATGGTAGGTCTTGGCGTTGGCTTTTGCACGAACGGGCGCGTTATCGGCAACGTCCTGCAATCCCTCAACGGGGGGCTGGCGATGGTGGCAATGTGTTATGGTACGGTAAATGCAAATGGAACCCTAAAGAGTCAGCAGCTGTTTTCCGTTGAGAAAAACTGTAGTGTAATGAGCGTGTCAAAGCTGAAGACAGGGACGTATTACTGCTCGATGTACACGTCTCCGGCTGGCTACTGGACTGTTCTCGTGTCCGCGATCAACAATCCCGGTCCGATGTATGCGAGCCTGTACAGCAAGAGCTCATCAGGGTTCACGGTAGTGACAGCGGATGACTCAACGCAGAACGACAGCGATTTTGAATTCATTATCGTTTCGTTTGGAGGCATGTAACTTTAAGCAATAGAATAATTTAAGCATATAGAATATGGCAGTAACAAAATTAGACCCTAACGGGCTGTATGGTTTCCCGATAACGGATTTGGGCAGCGCAACAGCAGAAGACATGCAAGGAGGAATAACCTTGCCTGTCCTCGTGCAATTGTCGGATGGGACTTATACATACAAAGTGGTTCCGGCAAAAACCTATATAGACCTCGTGAAGCAGATTGCAAATGCGGGGGTTGGGACAATTAAGGAATCGCTGAATTCAGCTGTAAAGAAGAGCGAGGATCAGACCTCTCTCTGCAAGACAGCGACCGACAATGCTAACAGCAAGATCGCAGATCTCAACGATGCCGCGCAAAAGGCAAGTCAGTTAGAGACAAAAGTAACATCGATGGAGGGACGTGTGGCTGATGTTGGGACTGTAATAGACAATGCAGACAAGGCAACCACAAACGCGAATGCTGCTGCCACTGCGGCTAATACTGCTAAGGATGATGCTGATAAAGCTGCTGCCGCCGCGAATACTGCGGCTTCCTCTGCCAACACCGCAAAGACGAATGCGGATAAGGCTACCGCGGCGGCAAACAAGGCTGCGTCTGATGCTAATAATGCAGCCGGCGCAGCGAATACGGCAAAGGCAAACGCTGATAAGGCAACTACGGCGGCAAACTCCGCGGCTGACAAGGCGAATGACACCGCATCCCATCCGGGATACGTTGACGCGGACGGGTATTATTGTAAGTATAATGCTGACACAAAAGCATACGAGAAGACAACAGTTAACCTAAAAGGTCCACAGGGCAATAAAGGGGACAAAGGCGATCCCCTAACGTATGAATCCCTTACCGATGCGCAGAAAGACGAAATGGCAAGTCGCGTGTCGATAGGGACCATATCAGACGCGGAAATCGCAGCAATAATAGACGCATAACTTAAAAGACAATAGCAATATGAGCAAATATCTTGACTTAAACGGACTGTCTACCCTATGGGGTAAGATAAAGGATAAATTCGTCACAAAGGATGATTTCAATACCGCGATGTCCTCGAAACAAAACGTCTTGGGTATCAATCCAACCGGGAGCGCGAATAAGTTCCTGAACCAGCAGGGTTCATTCGTGGCTGTCGAGACTGACCTAAGTGCTTACGCGAAGAAAACGGACATCCCCACCACCTTGCCCGCCAGCGACGTGAAGGCTTGGGCTAAGGCTGACAGTAAGCCAACCTACACCAAGGACGAGATTGGTCTTGGGAATGTGGACAACACGGCTGATGCAGCAAAGGATGTGAAGCACGCGAAGAGTGCGGACAGCGTTGCGTGGAGCGGCGTTACCGGCAAGCCGACTATCCCCGATGTTAATGATTCCGTCATCACGATTAACCAAGGTGGCAATAAGATAGCAAGCTTTTCACTCAACCAGAAAACTGGGGCAACAATCGATCTCCCAGAAGGGAAGGCGTATAGCAATGCTACACAGACATCAGACGGATTGATGTCCTCTGCAGACAAAAAGAAGCTCGACGGTATAGGCACAGGCAGCTATCTAACACAGGAAGATGGCGACAAACGGTACATGCTCAAGGGCGCAAGCAACGAGGCAGTAATAATAACGGTTGAGTCTCCCGACGGGAAGGGAGATTTGCCGGGTACTGTCATAGATATTGTCAAGGCCGACGATAACACGCTTATCAGAGAAATTACATATAATGGCAGTCCTCTGACCGTTCAGGTAACAGGTGGAGTGACGTATAAGGTGATTGTTAAAAAGAC